CCTAAAGAACATGTACTTCAATGAATGCACTTTTGAACCGGAATTGGATGAGAATGGAGATCAAGCCAAAGACGATAAAGGTCGCGGCATCCAAAAAGCTAAGCATCAGGATGGAAAGACATTCAAGCAGTGGTGTGAGCATCATCAGTTGATCGTCAGCGAAAGCACCATCATCAATCCGAGTGCGCAGCCACTTAAGATTGTGCGACCTGGAGGCAAGTAATCACAAAAAACAACAACAATGATTACAGTAAACTCAATTAGCGGTGGCAAGACTTCAAGTTATATGTCGATGCATTACAAAGCAGATGTGGATATTTTTGCACTTGTTTTGATTGAAGACGGCAGATGCACTCCAAAAGACAAAAAACTTGTTCAACTTGTCAGTGATAAAATTGGAAAGGATTTTATTGCAACTGCTGAAAGCGATTGGACTTTGAGAGTGATCTTGGAGCTTGAACAAATGAAAGGATCTACAATAACCTGGGTTACCGGAGATACTTTTGAGCAAGTAATCAAAAAAAAAGGCGGTATCTTGCCAAATATGATGCTTCGTTTTTGCACTCAGGAGATGAAAATGCGTCCAATATTTGATTATTGCCACAATAATTTTGGTAAAGTGAAAATGAATATTGGCTTTAGATGGGACGAGATGGAACGAGCCAATAATCAAAACACTCACTTCAAAACTGTTATTGGCAAGTTATCAGATGGCAGAAATAGATGGGGAGAAATCGAGTGGAGAGAATGTGCTTATCCAATGATCGAAGATAAAGTAATTCATCCTGACGTCATTAAGTGGGTACAAACAACAGATTTGATTTTCCCTGCCGACAGCAACTGTGTTGGATGCTTCCATAAGCCTATGCAACAACTCAGGCGCAATTTTGAAGATGAGCCGGAAAAGATGAACTGGTTCATGGAGCAGGAGAAGCTAACCAAGAGTGGAAAGAAGAAATTACAATGGAAAAAGGAAGCTTCTTATGACAAAATCAAAAGAATTGGATTGCAAACAGATTTCTTTTTTGGTACAGGATCCGGTTGTCAAGCAGGCTTTTGCACAGACTAAATTTTAACAACAACAACAACAATGAAAACATTTTTAATCGTACTTTCGGTATGGGTGCTTTTTTTCATCTATGCCTGCAATAAAGACAAGCCACAAGGCTATGGTAAGGAAGAATTCTGTAATTGTGGTGTAATACTACAAGATAGCATTCACACAGCATCCCAAACCTATCTTTTTATAGTTGAGAATGAATGTTCAGGCGAGAGTAAGACGTTTATCGTTGACCCGCTTGTATACAGCGCATACTATCCAGGAGACAGAATTTGCGTTAATGATGAAAGTCCTTGGTAATGGAAAGATATCAATATACGCTGCTGTTAATCAGCATAGTGCTGCTAATTTTAGTAATTGATGGCATCAGAGATGTAATTAAACAAGTAAATAACAAAAAGTAATATGAACAGAGCAATTTTATCAGGCAACGTGGGTGCAGATCCACAATTCAAGTCAACCGAAAAGACTAACATCTGCAATTTCAGAATCGCAGTGAATGACAAGTTCAAGAAGGATGCACCACCACAATGGTTCACCATCACAACATTCGGCAAGTCTGCTGACTTTGTAAACAGCTACATCAAAAAAGGAACAAAGGTTCTTGTAGAAGGCAAAATCCAAATGGAGGAATACACTGATAAAGACAATCAGAAAAAGCTATTTGTGTCTATCATCAGCGACAACATTGAGATATTGTCATCAGACAAATCAGCACAGACTGCTAAAAACGACCTTATGGACTCTCCGGCAGGAAACAACTCAGACGATCTTCCATTTTAATCTTACCTTTCTCTGGCAAGTACATTAGTTTAAATGGAAAAACGGCCTTATGGCTGCTGCGGGTTCGAATCCCGCATGTACTTCTAAATTTTAATTATGAAAAAACCACTTTCCTTGATGGAAAAAGTCGCAATGATCTGGACTTTTCCAATAACCCTTGTTGTATCTGCGGCTATATCTATTGTAGTTGTCTTTTTATACTTTTTACTTCAACTGCTCAATATAACCGGAACATTTGGGGCTTGCATTTATCTTTTTGACAAGATAAAGATGATCCTGATTGACAGGAGAATGAAAAAACTTATCAAAGATGACGAGAAATTATATAAATTTGGTTCTGAGAAACAAAATAAGTAATGAAAACTCCGCTGAAACTTTTGCTTCAGGAAATGGAAGACAATAAAGAAAGCGGTTGTTTATTTCAATTGCGCGTGATTAAAAAGGCAATTGATCAGTTACTTGTAGAGGAAAGGAAACAAATTGAGGATGCTTTTTTGCACGGCAAGAGAGACGGATTATTGAACGTACATCAGAAACCTGAAACTTTTTTTAATTCAAAATATCATTAATGAAAACGGCTTTGCAAACTTTTTTGGACGCAGCAGGCGACAAAATTCATCACCTGGATTGTCAGGTGTTTGAAAAGATTCAAGAACTGCTTAGCATGGAAAGGCAATGTGTGGTAGGAGCTTATGAAGCAGGTAGAATTACAGCAGCGAAAGATTTGAAAATTGACGCTATGGACTACTTTAATAGATTTTACTCAGAAAATGAAAACTCCGATTCAAGAATTGATACTCAACTTGGCCTTGACTCAGGACAAATCAAAAAGCGCAAACGAAAAAGAATTTCTTAATTCTTTGATTGATCTTGCCATTGATCTGCAACTTGAGGAGAAGCAAACCATAATCAAGGCTTTTAATGACGGTCAAAGGCACGGAATGTTCGACGCTATTATTCCAGTTGACGCAGGGGCTATCTACTACAACAAAACTTTTGTAAAAAAAAATAACAAGTAAAATAATTTACTTTTTTCTTGACTTTTATTCCAAAAAGCAATAATATTGCTGAATCAAACAAATTTAAACCCTATTTATGATGGATAAACTTGAGGAACTCCGGCAGAAGAGAATTCTGCTACTCTATGAGAGTGCTGAAAGCAAAACTCAATTTGTGAAAACTCGTCTTCACCAACAAATCAAAGTGATTAACATTCAACTTTATAAAGAAACCAAAAACCCTATTTACCTATGAAAAATCCAACAGCATTAGACTGGTTAATTCAAGAAATACAAAAGCGACTACATGTTGACATTAAACATACAACCGTAGGTGTTGACTTATTTGAAGAAGCCAAAGAAATGGAAAAGCAGCAGGTTATGCAAGCTTTCTACAACGGCACATTGTGCGATGAAGGCTTCGGAAGTGATTATGCAGAAGAATATTATAACCAGCAGTATGAATCAGAAGAATAAGAACAGAACAGCAGTAGAAAAGATGGCTGAATGGCTTGAGGCTGAAATTGGCCACTATGTTCCGCATGAAAAGCGATTGTATATCCAACTAATCATCAGCAATGCAAAAGCCTTGGAAAAGGAGCAGATTATAAATGCAAGACAAGATGGTGTTGATGTTGTTTTTAAAGGATATTCAATAAGTAATGAGGAATACTATAACGAAACATACGGAGGTGACGAATGAAAAAGGTCGGGTGTGCGTAATGCGGCATTGGTTGCCAAACCCTTGAAAAAGGTTGCCTTGAGAGGTTCGAGTCCTCACCCGACCACTAAAACAACAACAATGAAGTACAAAGATTTTAAAGACGTGATTCAAACGCTTGACTATCAAGCAAAGACCGAAAACAGTCTCTACAAGCTAAATGTAGACCTTTACAGTCACTCAGATGGATATAACAAAGTGATAGAGCTGCTGATGAGCTACTACTTTGGAAAAGAAGGCTGTGATTGGATTACTTGGTTCTGCTATGAGAATGACTTTGGCCGCAACAAGTATGAGGCAACAGATAAAGGTAAACTTATTTGCCAGGACATCAAATCACTTTGGGAATTTATAAACCAATTGAAAAAATGACGCACGGATCACTTTTTAGCGGAATAGGTGGTTTTGACCTGGCCGCACAGTGGATGGGTTGGGAAAACAAATTCCATTGCGAATGGAATGAGTTCGGACAGCGTGTGCTTCATCACTATTGGCCAAATGCAGAATTATTTACCGACATTACAAAATCAGATTTTACAAAGTATGCAAACACAATTGATGTTCTCACCGGTGGATTCCCTTGCCAACCATACTCAGCCGCAGGAAAGCGACTTGGTAAAGAAGATGAACGCCATTTATGGCCCCAAATGTGTCGAGCAATTAGAGAGGTTGCCCCGCGTTACGTCGTGGGCGAAAACGTTCGCGGCCTTACTAATTGGAACGGGGGAATGGTATTCGACGAAGTGTGTACTGACTTGGAAAATCTTGGGTATCAAGTCGCGCCCTATATTATACCTGCGAGCGCGGTCAATGCGCCACACCAACGGGAGCGCGTTTGGTTTATTGCCCACCGTAACGTCCGGAGCCGACAGGAATACGAACTATGCACAGGGCGGGACGTGTTTAAAGGTTGGAATGATGCAAATGGGGATGCTTCCGACGCCGACAGCAATGGATTCAACCAATGCGACAGCGAACATGAAGAGCACTCAGGTCAAACCGGGTTCAATGCATTCAATGACGTTAACGAGAATGATGACGGAAGGAATGCTCCCAACACCATGCGCGAGCGATTGGAAAGGAGCAAACCGTCCCGAAAGCATGACGGCCAGCAACGGAATGGATCGGACCAAAAGAATGGCAAACATTTATATTCAAACGGGACAAGAATACAATTCGAAAACTTCCCAACTCAATCCCCGATTTGTGGCGGAAATGATGGGCTTCCCTCCGAATTGGACGGAATTACCTTTCCAAAATGGCGAAATGAATCAATAAAAGCATATG